GGTAGCAAGAGAAACCATAGCAGCTGCAGGAGTCCACGCAGAGGCAACCGTAGCGGCTTGCGCTGCACTAGAAGCTGTAATCATCTGTGCCAATGCTTGGCCAATAGTTGCCTGGATGATCATATTGACGCCCGTCTGAATCAGGGCCCCAATCAGCTGCGTAGCTATGGTAGAAGCGATATCGTAGACAGCCTGTTTCCACGTCTTTTGGAACAGAATAACCTGCGTAAGGTTATTTGCAATTCCCTGAGCCAGAACACCGCCAGGCTTGAAAGTATCAAACATCACGTCACGGAAGTTGACTGCATCTTCCGTAAGCCTCAAAAGAGCCTCGTTAAGAGTACCCTCTTCAAGGAGGATCGAGAACTCCAGCACCTTCTCGTTGACGAGCTCTTGAGCTAGACCAGTCTCCATCAGCATGTCACGGAAAGCTTCAAGAGCATCGCGGTTAGACAACGCATCATTGAGAGCTTGAACTGCTTTAGGTCCTTGTAGCATAGCCTCATTATAAGCACGCTGATCTTCGATGGCTCTGTCAGCGTCCCACAAAGCCTGTGCCTGTGCGAACAGAATCTGGTCCTCCGACAAACTCATAAGAGCCTGCCGATACTGATCGGTAAGACGGATAGTCTCTTCCAGCGCAAGGTTCTGTTGCGTAAAGTCAACCGCGCCTTCAGCGGGCGAACGCATAGTAGTAGTAGTGGATCCGCTTGACGCGAAGAGTTGTGCCTCGTCCCGACGACGCGAATCGTTGATACCGCCATTCAGCCCCTGCAAGCTCTCAATTGCACGGACAACATTCTCAGTAACCCCAGTCTTCAGAGCTTCCGCAACTTTATCTGGGATCGTACCGAAGTTGTAATCCAGCGAGGCAAGCGCAGCCAACTGAGGTTCTGTCAGATTCCTAAACAGCTCAGGCCCGACGATCTCTTCAATCTCGGCAAGCGATTCAGTGATACGCCTGGCGAGATCCCGATTGGCATCTTCGACAGATACCTGCATCCCATCAGTAATACGCTTAATAGTACCATCAGACAGCGTAACAGTATCAGATCCGAAGCCTGCACGAAGGGCATTAACATCCCACATTGGCGTGGAAATGAACCCTTCAAACTGCTTGATCACATCCTCGATTAGGGTAGCAGACTTTAGATTGATATCACCCAGACGTTCAAAGGATGCTACGGCTGCAGACATATCGCCGAAGGGAGTCCCCTGAGAAGGCATTGACTGCCCACCAACGGCAAACCCTTCGTTTGTCAGCTGAATGCTAGAAGCGATTCCCGCAGCTTCCCGCAAACGCTCGATAAGGACGTTTACAGGGCCATCAAGTCCTTGATAGTTCGAGATGGCATCGTACGTAGCGAGAAGCTTACCAGCTTCGGTATCAGCACTTGCCAAACGCTCGTCAAGAACGAACTGCTGCTCCGAGACTTCGATGACCTTCTGCGCTTCTAGCAGGCGGTCACGGAATTCGCGGACCTTTTCCTCTAGATCGATCTGATCCTGAACCCGCTGAAGAGCTAGAGGTCCTCCAGTATAAAAGGCCTCCACCTGTCTTTCAAGTCCGGCAATTTCGCGTGCAGCATCTTCAGCTTCCTCTTTGAAAGCCCCCATTGCTTTGGCACGCGAGACACTGTTAAGCAATCTGACCAGCTCGCTAACGTCCGAATTGATATTTTGTACGCTAGCGCCAGCAGCCACAAGACTATCACGGAATTGGATAACGCTATCTGCAATAGATGCTGCCGCATCAAACGCATCAGAATCCCCCGTTCTCAGGATAGACACAAGTTGTGCTTCGTACCTACCTAGCTCTGTACGGATCTCAGCAATTTCTTTAGCCCGCTCAGCCGCTTTCAGTTGGTCAAAGGCTTCAGCGAAAGCTTTGGTTGCTTCTTCAGCCTCCTCCTCTGTATCGACCAGATCTTTGATACGGTCCTGGAAGTCTTTGATAGCATCACGCCGTTCGATGAACAGGTCAAATGCTGCTAATCCAAAGTCTCCTTGTGCAGTAGCCTGCGCACGAGAACGCATGTCGTCTATTTCACGATTAACGTCTTCCAGCTCCTTTGCAAGTTGTACAGCATCGGTCTTCTGGAGAGTTTCTCGGAATGCCTGCATGATAGCAGTTGCACGATCACCAGAAATCTGGAGCCGAGAAAGCTCCTTCTCTACTTTCCTAACAGCTTCCTCGACAGCAACACTTCGATCGAAGGCGGCAAGTCCAAAACCACCCTCTTCGACAAGCTGTGCACGCTGCTGGAGTCGAGTCAGTTCGAGCTCAAGGCTTTCAATAGCTTTGTCGGCTTCACTCTTTGCTAGCTTATCCAGGGCTTGCGCAAGGGATTCGATAACTGTATCGAGCTCGGTATCGCTCAGGTCAAACTTTTCCAGGGATTCTCTCTGACGCTTGAGCGTATCTTCCAGCTGGAAAGCCTGTTCAAGTTGTCCAAGAGAGAAATCGCCCTTAGCTGTAGCTTCTGCCAGCTGCAGAGTCCGCTCAATACTCTTATTGACGTCATCTACAGCTCGGGCAGCTTTTGCAGTTTCAAGCTTGTCATAAGCCTGAGCATACTTGAAAGCAGCCTTAGTAGCCTCTACTATAGTAGCGCCTTCTTTCTCCAGGCCTTTGATGAAGTCTTCGATAGCATCAATACGATCATATTCCCTTTCCAGCTTTGCAGCAGCACTGCTTCCTTGGAGGGTAGCTGCAGCCAACATCTCGATGCGTCGAATTTCGTCAGAAAGTCCATCGAGACGCTCTCTGCGTGCAGTTTCACGTTCTTCCGCCGCAAGCCTTTCACGTTCTGCCAGCTCATCTTGGGCTTGCATAAGAGCTTCAAGACTCTTCCTACCCCGATCCAAAGCTTCCTGAGCTTCGTTAATGCTTCGGATCGTAGACTCATCCATATTGAAGAGGTCGATTGCCCCTTCCGGAAAAGCTTCAGGATTCAAAGACTTCTTCAGAGCATCAATCTCAGCAATCGTTGCTTCAATACTCTTGCGGAGATCCTCTTCCAGAGCTTTAGCCACTTTAGTAGTAGTCAGCTCAGTCTCTTCCTGAGCGCGGATGAAGTCGTCGATACGTTCGATAAGAGCCTGCTGTTTCTGGGTAGCGCTGTCAGATGATTTGCCGAGCAATGCAAAACCTGCAACAGCTCCAGCAATTCCCAAACCTACTCGAGTCAGTAGTGTGGGGAGAGCTGTAAGAGGATTGGCCATCAAAGCTGCACTGAAAACAACAATGGCTTTCGTCGCACCTTGAATCAGAGTCGTAAACGCAATCAGGCCTCGAAGAATAGTTGGGCCTGCAATACCTAGCAGCGCGCCTGCAGCAGCTCCTGCGACTTTAGCAAGAAGATCAAGATTATTGGTCAGTCCTTTAACAACTGCTGAAGTGACATCAAGAACAGCTTTGGTTTTGTCGCTGATGCCGAAAGTCTCGTCGAAGGCCAGATTAAACAAGTCTACACTATTACGCAGACGTCCAACAGATGCTTGGAAGTTATCGATCTCTTGGGCGCCTGCAGCTCCGACGCTGCGACGGAGCTCAGTCGCAAATTTAGGTAGGAACTCTGTCGACACGACCTCACCTGCTTTAAGCATGTTGTTGAGTTCTTCAGTCGACACTTTCATAGCACGCGCAGCGATTTGGAACGCACCTGGGAGCCTATCACCTAACTGCCCGCGTAGCTCCTCTGCCTGCACTGTACCCTTTGAAATGATCTGCTCAAACGCACGCATAACACCTTCAACCTGTACAGCTTCCAATCGGAACTGTGCAGCTGAGAAGGTAAGGTCTTCGAAGATTTGGTTGATTGCATCTCCTTCTAGCGCGGTTCCCTGAGCAGCCGAAGCCATTCGGGAGAAACCATTAGCGAGGTCAAGGAAAGATGTACCCGTTTGATCAGCCAATGTTTTAAGACTGTCAAGCTGCTGGGCAGCAAGAGTGCTAGAACCTGTAATAGCTTCTAGACGAACTTCGGCACGTTCGAGATTCCGGGCAGCAGCTACAGCGCCCTGGCTCATACGAAGCAGTGTAAGACTAGCAGCAGTAATACCTGTAATTAGACCTGCAATGGCAACATTCGAACGGTTGGTGATGGCTGTAAATGCTGTAATACGTGCACCGATCCCACTAAGAGGACCAACCGCCAGAGTTGCAGCTCCTGCAAGGTTACGCATCTGCAATGTAAGATTACCAGCGCCATCTCCGGCATCCAACATTGAAGCTTTGAAGAGGTTCAGACGTCGAGTATTTCTTCCGAAATCGGCGTCGAAACGTTCCATTGCTCGCTGAAAGTCGAGCGCTGTAACACCTGTCTTAGCAAGTTCTTGAGTAAGTCCAGCAAAAGCTGCTGACATAGAAGTAATAAATTCTGGACGTCCACCAGCCTTACGAACGGCGTCATTAAACTTAAGGGTCTTCTCGAGAGCTCCTAGCAGCGCTTTTTCCTGCCTGCGGAGAGCTGCGGCAATGCTAGCAGATCCTTTAGCAGTACGTGCAGAAGCTTGTTCGACGACGGAGCCGAATTTAACTACGTCGTCGACTGCTTTATTAAGGCGTGTAGTATCAACGCCGAGGCCGAAGTCGATATCTCCGAGTCTCAGAGTCATCTTCTATTACCTCCGGCCTCTTCGCGTTGCGGGTTTCGCAGACTTTTTACGGGCCTGTTCAACCGCCTTCTTTTGAGCCTCATGCTTCATTCTGAAGTATGCTAACCAGTTAGTATACTCACTCAGCGACATACCCAGAACTTCGCTTTCCCGTAACCCAAGCTGTTCTCCTAAGAAGTAAACATCCTGAAGGTACGGGTTCTTCTTTAGTTTTTTGCTGCTTCGCCGATCTCGAAGTCGATGTCAGTCAGCTCTGCAATAGCCTTATTGATCCTTGCGAGATCAGCACCGAAAGGCATTGCGAGGATGAGATTGAGATCGGCCTCATCGAAAACCTTCTCGTTCTTACCAGGAACGTAAGCATAATCGATGATCATGCGAGCAGCCGCCTTTCCCCGATCTCCCATCGACTGGAATTCGAAGATTTTGCCCATCGGCGGCTGTCGCAGTTCGATCGTAGTACCGAAGAATTCGACAGTCAGGCTCTTCGGCTTGGAGTTAGAGACGATAGCCTTACGGATATCGTCCCGGCTCATCGCATGAGCTTCGTCAGCCATAATATCCTCCTCTATGGCTTACTGCAGGTTAGTGGTTAGACAGTTGAAGGAACGCCAGTACCCTGGAGAGTGACAGCAAACTCGTTCATCACTTCCAGCCCACCGGAAAGCGTAACCTCGGTAACAATGGCAAGCCCTTCTTCACCATTGGTACCGTTGTACAGATACTGCGCATCAATCGTAGTGTCGCTCTCCCAAGCATCCAACAAGATCTTCACCGCCTCGCTGAGCGTGGTAGTAACGCTGTGATTCCAGGAGAAGGGAGTAGCAAGCTTATCGTCGTCAGGAACGTTAAGCTGGAACGTATTCGATTCCTGCTCGAGTTCGCCAACACCCCCCGACTGCGTGTGAGTGGTCGAACGGAAGAATCCGCGACAAACCGATTCCTGGCTACCATCGGGGTTGATCTCGATGATGACAGTGGAGCGGTTGCGAAGCTTTGTCAGATAGCCGTTAGCAGCATTGAAGATACCGCTAAGCTCCAGACTTACAGTCTTCAAACCATACTGGAAGGTGCGATAGCCTCCATTGCTGGAAGCAATACACATATCGGTATTGTCGATAGCTTCCGCAGTCTGGGTGAGTGTGAAAGCATTCGCACCGCAGAGATCAGCAGTCGGGAAGAAGTTCAGATCTGCTGTGATGGCGCCCGTAGGAGTGTAGCTGGCGACGAACGTAACCTTACCATACAGGTAATCGTACGATTCGATATTTGCCGCAGCTACAGGAGCAGCATTGTCGTAGATGGTGATAGTGTTGTTGCGGTCCCAGATCTGCTTAGTCGTATCATCGATCTGGTAAGTCTTACCGCTAACCAGCGAAAAGGCTTCACCGGTGGTAGGCGTAGTAGCTCCCTGCTGCTTGAGGGTAGCTACGTACCCCGCGAAGCCTTTATAGAGAGCGTTGGACGTGATAGACCAACCGATAATACCAGCTTCATTCGATTCGAACGCCTGGCCGAAGATCGTATCGACGATTTCACCAGCTTCGTTACGAAGTTCCGCAGTATTACCCGGAAGGGTATAGTAAGTCACTCCGGCATCATTAGAAACTCGGACGCGCTTTGCCATTGGGGTTCTCCTTTAAACAGGATCTCTATGGGTTCCGGTTGCAGGTTCGATGATGAGGTTGAAGTTCAGGGTAAAGTTAGGACGATCTCGGTCGTCGTACCCAATGAATGTAATGTCAGAACCCATAGCAATGGATATCCAACGATCGCCGTTGATATCCTGGCTATCTAGGCCCAACAATGCATTCTTTACCTCATCGCACTTCGAGCGGGCAGACTGATACGCATTTGGGGCACCTCTTACACGCACTTGTACAGACGGAAAATCTACGAGCCAACGCGGATTAGGCGCACTTCCACCCGAGTCATACACGGTAACTAGCTCGTGAGGTATTTCCGTTTGCTTGGAGACACTAAGACTCCAGCCAGTAGGCGATGCGAACACAGCAACGCCCGCATTAACCAGCAGATCTTTGATGCCTTCCGAAGGTGCAGTCATCCTTTACCTGCCGTACCAGATGCTTGTTTCAGTCCCTCCCGAATGCGTGCAACGATATCATTTTCCGATTCTAGAATTGCACGCTCCAAGAATTTTGCCTGAGTAGGTGGTGCATGATATACGTCCAGATTTTCATGCACATAGACACCATAGTGAGGAATACCTCCTCGAGAATATCCGATGTCTGCGACTGCGCGTCCTCGGAAAGTTCGGGTTTCAAGGTATCCACTCCTCTTGAGATCACCCTTTCGAACAGGTACATATACTTGACTCAGTTCAAAAGCAGGTTCAAGTGCATAAGCAAGAACTTCTGCAGAAGCGCCGTTCATATGATTTGCCCAAGCCTGAACTTCTGCTACGACAAGTTTCATAGCATCTCGTACCTGGCGGGTAAAATCGGCTTCGGATACACGATCAGAATCTGAAAGACGCCGCTTTCCGATCGATGCTTTGAAAGGGGGAGGAGGACGCCTAGCCATTAAAGGAATGCCCTTATCTCATAGTAGGCTGCCCGCAAGTCAGGAACTTTCCGTACTTGCTGAATTCGCATAGCGCCTGTAACAGATGTGGGACTGACTTCAGCTGATCTGCCTAGATAGAGATATCCTCCGATCTCTACTTCCTGCGGTACGTATACAACAGATTTGCTGACGAGGGTTTCACCAGCTTGTGTCATGTACTCTTCTGCACGGTCTTCCCAGCGTGCATAGAATTCGGAAGGCAGGTCGAAAGTATACCCACCATATCCGTCCGGTACCGGACCTCCCCAGTAGGTGACAAGTTGCTTATATGCTGAGCGGTTAATCATACTACCCGGAACTCCGCCCTTTGCTTAATGCTACCGATCTTAGATAGAATCCCGGCAGTATCAAGCGCGATAGCCTGCTGACCCCAACGAGTTGAAGACAGACCTCTATCTAGATCTGATCCGGGTTTGTAGCTTTCAACAGATTCTCCGACTTCGTACCGCGTCAGACCTCCACGTTCGATAGCGAGTGTTGCGAAGTGCGCGGCCAAGAAGCGGAGAATCTGCCGCAAGCGATTGTCGGAGTGCCCAGCCGAAGCTAGGTCCTCATCAACGATAATCCTGGCTGCATCGATATGAGGGGTCATATCGATCGTATCGGCCGCTTGACCGATAAGAGCTTTCACCTCAGCCTCAGTGACTACCGTCATTAGAGGTCCTCCTTATATAATAATAGCACACTTTTTGGTCAAAATCAAGAGGGTATTTATTAGACATTGTCAACAACTAGGATCACAGAACGATTGATAATACGTCCTGTACTGGTAGTAATCTCGCAAGTAACAATATACTCCATTTCCGCATCCCCACCAGAAACGAATCCCTGCACTACACCGTTAGCAGTAGCTTGGCCGCTAACAGAAAGAGCGGCAGGGAGTGTAATACTATAGGTTGAGATAGACTCTCCAACTTCCAGCTTATCATTCCAATCCCAAGTAAGGCGCTCAGTATCGAGGGGATGCTTTGCATTAGGCAGCCGGATGATCATGGCTCACTCCTTATCTACGCCATCGACGGGATTGTTAAAGCTTTCAGAGATTCCTCTACCGAAGCTTTCCCCACGGATAGGACGGTTGAAGCGCTTGTTAGGCAAAACTGTCAACGGCTGGAAGCTGAGGAACACATCTTCAAAGGTATTTGCATAAGCATACTGATCAATTTGCAGAACCCTGAGCAGTTGGGTAAAGCTAACGTCATTAAAATCAACGCTGACTGTGTAAGGATCTACTTGAAGCAGAACAGCCCTAATAGTCTCGACGTTTGCGTAGGTAAGGGAGTAGGTCTGCAAATCAACAGGCAAAAGTCCTGTGAATTGCTGAACAACATCATTGAATGTTACTAGGTAACTGCCAGAATCTACAGCCAAACGTCTGGTAAGAGCGAAAGTAGTGTCTTGTAGCGTGAGAACGAATATTGCAGTGTCCACACCCAATTGTAGAGTTGTGGACAGTGCAGTATCCTGCATAGAGGCTGCAAATGCAGCAGTATCAACGGCCTGCTTATAGCTAGCAGTTAGAGCAGTGTCTACGGTATCGATCGTGTAAGTAGCAGTATCCACAATTTGCGTATAGATCCGGAATAGTCCAGTATCTTCCGTATTAACAGTGAATGTAGCAGTGTCAACTTGCAACCTGTAACTTGCTGTCGTTGCAACGTCCTGGAAGGTAGCTGCATAACTATACTGGTTAACACCGAGAGTATTATCGGTTGTGAACGCTACATCGAAGAAGCTGGCCGTGTAAGTAGTGGGATCAACTACCTGAATATAGGCAGCAGTCAGAGCTGTATCGAGGGTATCTACAGTAAATGTCGCGGTATCAACCTGCAGCCGATAAGAAGTGGCCAGATTGACATCTTGGAATGTGGTTGTATACGAAGTAGGATCGACAGTCAATGTTGCGCTGACTGCGAGGGCTACGTCATTAAAGGTTAGTGTATACGTTGCTGGATCGACAATAAGCCTGTAAGCAGCAGCAAGGGCTGTATCCTGGAACGTAATTGTATACGCTGTAGGATCAACAGCCAGACTGTTATCAGTGGTCAGATTGACGTTGTTGAACGTAATCGTGTAATTGGCAGGATCGACAACCTGAACGTAACTGCTTACCAGTCCAACATCATTAAAGGTCAACGTATAAGAAGCTGGGTCGATTACTTGCACATATGTGACGGGCAACGCGACTTCAGCGGGAGAGACAGCATAGTTGTAGGTGTCGAGAGGCGTGGAGTACGCAGCTGTTAGTGCCGTATCCTGGAAACTTGTGGTATAGGATGCCGGATCAACAGTAAGAAGATATGTCGTATTGAGAGCAGTGTCTTGGAACGTAACTGAATAGGTATACTGCTCAACAGTCAACGCTCCTGTCGACGACAGCTGCACATCTTGCATAGAGACGGCATAGGATGCTGGATCAACTACGAGCCTGTATGCAGTAACAAATGTGGTGTCTTGGAATGTGATCGCATAAGAAGCAGGATCAACTGGCAACACTTCAGATGTGACAAGCTGTACATCATTGAAGGTTACGGTATAGTTTGCAGAGTCAACAACAAGTACGTAGTTTGTTGTTAGCGTAGTATCCTGGAAGCTGGTCGCAAATGTGGCTGTATCAAACGGAATAATAACTGTAAGCGTCGTATTCTGAGTGCTAATCGCATACGGCGTGGGGTCAACCGTCAACGTATACTGTTGAGGCAGGTTAACATCGTTGAACGTAAGCGCGTATGTGGCCGGATCAACAATCAGGCGGTAAGATACAGCAAGCGTAACGTCATTAAAAGTAATTGCGTAAGATGCAGGATCAACAACCAGAACTTCAGACGTGATTAGCTGTACATCATTGAAGGTTGTTGCATAGCTGACTGCATCAACCGTCAACACGTAGTTAGTTGCTAGTGTAGTATCCTGGAAGCTAATTGCGTAAGATGCTGGATCAACTGCCAGTCTAAAGGTCGGATTGAGTGCTGTATCCTGCCAAGTAACTGTGTAGCTTGCAGGGTCAACAGTCAATACTTCCGACGTAACAAGCTGAACGTCCTGGAAGCTTAAGGTGTATGCAAGAGGTTCAACAATCAGTCGATATGTTGCCGCAAGGTTAGTATCCTGCCAAGTAATTGCGTAAGATGCAGGATCAACAACTAGGGCATAAGCTGCTGCGAACGTAACGTCTTGGAAGCTTATTGCATAAGACGTAGGATCAACAGTCAGCAAGAATGTCGGATTTAGAGCGGTGTCTTGGAAGCTGATCGTATAAGAAGCTGGATCAACCACCTGCAAGAATGTTGGGTTGAGAGCAACATCCTGCATTGTAATAGAATACGAAGCAGGGTCTACAACCTGTATAAAGACTGTATTTAGGGCAGTATCCTGGAAGCTGATCGAGTAACTCGCAGGATCAACTACCAAACGGTAGCTGGTCGTGAGAGTCACATCCTGGAAGCTCAGGGTGTAGGAAGCAGAATCAACAGTCAGCAGGAACGTTGCATTAAGAGCTGTATCCTGCCAGGTAATACTGTATGATGCTGGATCGACTATTTGTGCTCGTTGCGGTGTTAATGTAGTATCCTGCCAGGCTATAGTATAGCTTACAGGATCAATTATTAGTCTGTATGTGGTATTAAGCGCCGTGTCGTTGAACGTGGTCGTATATGATGTCGGATCAATTGCGAAGGCCGTCTGGAGGGCTACATCCTGTGTAGTGATTGTATAAGATGCCGGATCAACAGTAAGAACATAGTTGGCTGCCAGATTTGTATCTTGCCACGTAATCGTGTAAGAAGTTGGATCGACAACAAGCCTAAACGTTGGATTTAGAGAAGTGTCTTGCCACGTGATAGTATACGAAGCAGGGTCAGCAAGAAGAGCATATTGCTTTGTTAGGGTTACGTCTTGCAGTGCAATATTAAAGGAAGCACTGTCGACAAGCAGGCTGTACTGGATATTAAGGGCTGTATCTTGGAACGACACTGCAAAGGAAGCAGTATCGATAGCCAAAGCGGTTGTAAGTTGGACATCTTGCGTGGATACTGCAAACGAAGCAGGATCAACTACCAATCTATACGTAGTATTGAGAGCTGTGTCAAGCGGCGAAACAGAATATGTTACCGTGTCAATAGTCTGAACATAGTTAGCATCGAGTGCTGTATCTTGCCAGGTAGCTGTGTAACTGGCAGGATCAACACTTAGCAGGTACGATTTAGCGACTGTTGCGTCATATGTAGTAACTGCAAACGTCGCCGTGTCAACAGCAAGCCGGTATGTTGTATTAAGGTTGACATTCTGCATCGATACTGCATAAGACGCAGCATCAACTGTAAGAGTTACTCCTGCAGCAACTAGGACATACTCGTCATAGCGTAACGTGGGACCTGAAGAGTCTCTATAAACGTAACCGAACACAAGATCGCTTCCGCCAAGCTCAACGTAAGCCGATCCTGGACCAATTAGGCCGATAGTTCCTGTAGTATCTCTCAGGTTAGCCACGAACGAAAAAGAAGTTCCCGTACCCCCAGCAAGTTTTACCAAAACTCCTGTATTAGCGGCAGTATCTCGCCCTATTACAAAAACATCTCCAGTGTCGTCGTCGGTCGCGATGTGGCAGTTGTAGCTACTAGTCTGGAAGATCGACCCGAAGTCGGCTCTGTTTTTTGAGGCTGTGTTGGCATCTGTCCAGTAATTGTACTCTTTAAGGTTGCCTCCAGGGGCAGTACCATCATAAAAGAGTACACCTACTGTTCTAGTAGTACCTCCAGCAAGGTATGAAAGCATACGTGCATTGATTTCGGTACCTGTACCATTCGCTCCCACCATCAAGGAGTCTTGCTGTCCCCACGTATTGTTGGACAGGTAGATAGATGAGTAAGGAAGCCCTTGTCTAGTGAAGACTGTGCTTATAAAGTAGACTATATGAAATCTGTCGTTAGTAGTATCAGCGATTACAGCACTGCCGTTATTACCCCAAATGTTGGTATCTACTTTACCCTGGTTATCAACACGGATGTCAACTGTCCACGTACCAGATTCTCGGCGCGCTAGATAGGTGCGCTGCCTAGCAGTACCCATAATGGATTCTTTTTCACCCTGGTACACTACGAGAACGTCGCCGTCAGAACGTACACCAATAGAATATACTTCGTGATCGATGTTGCTGAATGAAACTGGGCCAGCTACTATGCGTTCGTTTTTAATGTCCCAAGTATCTGTAGACGTATCGAAGGTGTGGTAATAATACTCCACTACAGTAGAGTATCCACAGCTAATAATGTGAATCGTCGTACCACTGAGGACTGCAAAATGAGCAAATCCAGTATAACTCTGCAGTGGTTCGTTACCGGTATCTTGTCTAACCCAAGAAGTGTCTGGGGCTGTAGACTTCAATACTACCAAGTACGAGCTTGCTGCAAGTTTAACAACCCTATATAAAGCGCCTCCCGCCTTAAATACTTCATGATTGCCAAGATCATGCTGATAATCGCTTGATAGTGTTAGGGGAAAGGCCATTAGATGAGGCCTCCGTATGCAGTTACTATCCCCGCAGGATTATCGACAGGTACTGTGACTCCTTGGTTAGACCCTTCAACTGTTGGCAGCAGTTTTTGAGTGCTGAAGCCGTTAGTATTAAGCCACGTGCGCCAAGCTCCATACGTCTTCCAGTTAAGTGAAGGATCTTGTGTAGCACCTTCTTGGAAGGGCGACAGCATGTGTATGACAGTTGAGCCCCACTCTTGAGCAGCAGACTGTGCGTAACTGCAGACAAGTCCTGCTTCGTTATCCGTAATAGAATTCAGAACCTCTTCTGTAATGATGTAACGGATATTTACTCCAGGATACTGGGCGTTGAAAGCATTGATGACACTGTTCCGAGAGCCTCGGACACGCATCTCTTCCTGAAGGATCTGACCGTACCCACGCGGCTGGGGATTTGAACGCCCTCCGCGAAGGAACATGTCGAGAGGATTCACATCGGCTCGACCACTAGGACCAATGATGAAGTCTGTATCGGGATTCACTCCTACAGCCAAACATGCTGCACGAATATCTGCTTCTTCGGTATTACCTTTCTCGGCGTTAATATAGGTAGACAGATCCACTCCGATGACCCGGACTCCTAGATTGGCAAGTCCTTCACCGGTAGCGTTAAAGCCGCAACCTACAATGACTACACCTTGATTAGGTTGTAGCCCTAGAAGATTGTAAAGTCTGGGAGCGTATGAACTTGCCTGCCACTGAAGGATATTGAACCAGTGGTAGTGCAATACAATGGGAGGGCGACTAGCTGGCCGCCCCCACCTTTCGACGTTAGACCGATAAAATCGGTCAAATTCTGTCTTTCCCCACTCCGGCATAGCCTCTCCTCCAGTGGAATAGAGACAGTACCAGAATTAGGTAAGCGTGAAGAGCCCCGTTGCGTTGAAGTCGATCAGCAACGACTCCCCATCGTTCAGCGTCAGCTCCG